TTTCGGAAATCTCTTTCCATGAATATGAACGATACCATAATGATGTATTGCTCATTACTGTATTGCCTATACTATCTGTTTCAACCGAATATGTTATATATGGCAGTTTTGCATCATCGGGAACTGTATTTTCATCATATGCAGTTAATCCAAAGCTTTCCCAAAAATATTGTATTGCTTGCCCTTTAGTCATGACTGCTCCTGTGGTAAACTCCATTCCTCTGCTGATACTTGCCGCATATTCAAATTAGCGCTTATCGGTGTTGCTTTATCATCACCATCACTTGTTACTCGGAATATCTTGTTATCGGATTTTCTCTTAAATACATCATGGTACTGCAAATTGATGTTTTTCTTTGTTGTGACAGTATACAAGGCTGTTACTCCTTGCTGTTCGGCTGTTCTCGCTTGCATAGAGGTATCTAATGTTATAGCCGCATCAAATACCGCACCATCTACCCAACTAGGCTTAAAACCGCCATAACCATCGGGAACTGTAACCCTATCCTGCATCACACATTTACTTGTAAAATCATCAATAAGGCTCATAATCTGATTCTCCGATACATATTCAAGCGTTTAGAAAAAGCATCCTGCCATGTTATAGCACCGCCATTTGTTCCGCTTGCTTTAGAATACGAATAACCCCCAAATGATTCTGACTGATAAGGTGAATTGACATTGCTATAATCGTTTATCCACTTCTCAATATCATTTGCAAGCTCTATAACCGCTTTAGGCACTGCCATAAGCCATACAGAACCTTTAAAAGTTTCATCTTCTAATACAAGCTCTTCATCATAGCGGTAAACTCCATCATTTAATACTGAACCTGCAATTCTAAAATACTGATTTGGCTTGATTGCTCTTAGAAATTCTGCATTTTGTATCTTGCTATCTCTAATTACGATCTCGCCAAAAATCTTAGGCTGTGCTTTGTCAAAATAATTTTTCAATTCCATGCAAAGCTCATTCAGCATCATTTCTAGGTCTACCCCTCTTTTTCTTTGGCTTTTCTACAACTTCACCTTCAATCGGTGGGTTCATGTACTGCGCAAAATCATCTATTTGTTCCTCTGTAGGCTCTTTAGATTCTTCCTGCACATTTTCCTTAACCTCTTCGATTAAAGGCTCATTTCTCCTGTTAGCGTCTGTAGAAAGCTCTATAATTCTTTTTTCATCGACTACCATACCACTGTGGGGGAATATATCCCCCACATGATATGGATAATCATGGTCTTGCAGGTCAGTGAAAAACTTCACTACTCTATACATATTATGCTCCTGTTATAGTTCCCTTAACTACGCCACCTGCATACTCAACAAGTAGCTGAATACCAGACATCATAAGTGATTCAATCTGCGCTCTTGTATCATTGATTGCGCCGCTCTTGAAACCGATAAGTCCTGTTTCATCTGCTGTAAGCTCGAAACTATCAGCAAGATCACCATTCATGTTGATGTAGTAAACGATAAGGTTTTCCTTTGCTGTAGCAACGAAAGTTCCCTGTGTTACCTTGGAAGTAAGGAAAACTGTACCAAGTTCAAGGAAATTTTCGATATACTTCATGCCGAAAAGTGTCTGAGTTGAAACCTGTGCTGTTCCAAGATACTCGGAAACATCAAGAGGATTAAGGAAATAAACAGGCTCTACTGCATCATCCTCGAATGCTACTTGAAGCTTGCCCCATGCATTAGCAAGTGCCGCTTGAAGTCCTGTTCCTGTTGCTGAAACTGATCCTGCGATAGTTCCATTAAGATATGAGAAGAAGTTGGTTCTTACGCCCTTCTGAGCTTCTTTGAGCATCTTCTTATCTGTTTCTCTTACTGCTTCTTCCTTGCCGCTCTTAACGATTGCTTCGGCTGTTGTAGCCTTTCTCCACTTCTTAAGAGTAAGATTGCCAATAGGTTTCTTAACTCTCTCAAACTGTGAAAGTGGGATAACCTCACCCTCTGCTACTGTACCATTTTCAAGAGTGCCTGTTGTTGAGTAAACATAAAGCTCATCGCCCTCGTTCTTGGCAATCATTCTTGTTACGCCAAGCGCCTTAAGAAGATTCTTAAGACCATCATGCGCAAACTTCTCTACAAAATCTACCTCACGAGCCTTTTTCATCTGTTCGGTTGTAATTACATTAGTTTCTGCTGCCATTTTTAATTATCCTTTCTTAGAATCCAAATAGTTCGTGGTTTTCAGCAATTGCCTTTTGGCGTTCTCCATCGTCCTCAATCTTCATGATTTCCTCTTTGGTCATCTTAACATTGGTGCTTTTTGGTGGAGTTGCTGTTTTGGCGCCACGAGTTTCGGTTGTCGTGATAAAATCAGACCATTCTTCCTTGATGCTTTCAAGAATCTTGTCAGAATCCTTGAAACTGCCATCGTCTTCCATCTCAAGGCTATCAACATCTGATACCTTTAGCACTGCATCAATGCGCTTCTCGGAAACTCCTGCTTCTTTCAAAAGCTTCTTGTATGCGCTTTCTCTTGTGGCTTTTGATTCTTTAGCGGAAACGTCCTTTTTATACGCTTCAAAATCATCTTTTAGTGCATCATACTTGGTTTTCCATTTTTCTGCGCCTGTTGCCTTGTCCTCAGCATTCTGCTTTTCGCCTTTTAATGTGTCTATCTCTGTAAGTTTTTCGTTGTAGCGCTTTTTATCAACAAACTCCTTACCGACAGCATTATTGATGGCATTTGCTACTTCTGAAAATTTTTCGGAACTGATATTACCACTTTCGTCTACGTTACTTTTTAAAATACTTAGAATATCCATTTACAATCCTTTCGCTGTTGACGGGTGCTACCCTAGATTGTTTTACTACCTATTTTTAGTATAGCATTTTTTACAATGACGTCAAATTTTGGTTAGTAAAAAGTTGCATACTTACTTTATTTTAGCTTTTAATTCGCTTTCAATGATTCCCTTATATTCTTCCAGATTATTCACGATTGCAGGCTTCAAGAATGGCTTTGCAGGAACATAAGCTTTTACTAACCTTTTGCCGATTTCGGGAACATAGCGCCCCACTTCCTGCCTATGCCCGAACTCGACATATGGTGCATACTCAACATCAGTGCCTATATATACCGCCTTTTCATCTATATTTACATCACAAGTCATAGAATTTTTAAGATTTCCTGTATCAACAGGAGCTAACCCTGCCGCATAATCAGCCGCCTTGTTGCCTACGGTCTCCAACGCATTATATATGGCTTCATTGGTTGCATTTATGATCTCTTGGCTATGATCTATTATTTTTGCCATTATTCACCTCATTATTCACTTTGATTTCAAAACTCATATCAGCCATAACCCATAATCTCCTTATCATCATATTGTGCTACCGCTTGAAATTTTGGATTATTTTTTAATTTAACATCGTTAATCCACCCCATTTTGGATGTATCAACCTCTTGCAATAATTCTCTATCTTTATCATTCAATTGGATTTGCATTGTACCACCTCTCAAAGAATGTGCCAAAAGCCTTGCCATATTCAGAATTTGGATTGCTTGTATATTCTGAAAAACCCTCCGCAAATGCTTCAAGTGTATTTGTTCTTGAATATTCACTACCATATTTTGTAGTAATTTCAATCAATTCTTTTTCATATTGGCGCAAAGCCTCTTGCCGCCTTTCAGTTTTTCCGCTTATTTTCCATTCATATGTACTGTCAAGCGTACTAAATTTTTGCCTAATATAATTATCTGTATTATGCCCATATTCATGCCTTATCATGGCTCTTAATGTTCCATCGCCTCTAACAGTAAATCCCTCGGCTTGTGAATCTATTTCGGCGCCATATGCAACTCTTGCATCTTTAAATATTCCACCCAATCTTAAACCGCCATTTGCTTCGGCATAATATTCACTTGTATCTGTAAAGGCTAATCTGAATCCATATTCATTAAATCTCTCTTTGACTTCTGGATATTTTGTGAACATTTCATCTAATGCACCTAATACATCATTATATAGTCTTTCATCTACTTCTTTATCAATTCCATCTGTCAATATAACATTATTCAATCTTGCCCATTCTTTTAAATCCTCAACTGTTTTATATTGCTTGTTACCTCCCATCATTTCATCTATTAACTTTTCACGCTGTTCATCATATTTGGCTCTATTTTCTTTATATTCTTCTCTTGCTTGATAATACTTATCAATATCATCATAATCTGCCTTTCTTGGTCTTTTAGGCATAACAAGATTGTTTTTAATTGCTACTTTTTGTGCGGATTTTGCAACATTCTTTCCTTTATGCTTATCCTTCCATTCTTGATATGTCATATTGCCAAGCTTCTCTGCATTTCTGTTTTCAAGATTGCTCCAATCGGTTTTGTATTTGTCATATTCATGTGTTAATCTGCATCGGCAATTATATACTTGACTTGGCTCTCCATGAGGGTCAGCAGGGCGCATAAGGCCATTAGAAAAAGGCTTATCAAGTTCCACTACTTCCCCATCCATTACCGCATGACTATCTCTTGTTCTTGCATCAAGTGTAGCCATCCACCCTTTTTTAATTCCTATGCCCCTTTGCTGTGCCCTTTTCATGGAATCCAAGCGCCCACCATTCTGCGCACTTGTTATAGCGGTTCTCGCATTCCTTATAGCCGCCCTTTTATCCATCCCTGTGACGTTCTGTAGTCTTTTGGCTATTTTAGGGATACTTTCACCCTGTAATATGCCTTGAGTTATTGCAGACTGAATATGCGCCCTATTCCATCGCAGGTCT